ATCAAAAAACCAATCAGCCGAATCCGGATATGTAATATAATCGGAATTGCCATCAAGCAGAAGCGAAGCCGCACCAAAATATTTTTGTGTCGTATCAAGTTGGGCAGTGCCTACAAATGTCGCCGCGCCTTGAATCGGATCGGTATATGCTTTTGACCCGTCAACTCCGTCAAACGATGAACAGAGTTTTAATGTGTTCAGATTAAATTCCCCATCATCTATCCCGTGAATCGGATCTGTCCATATTGCCTCTTCGTCAAGTAATCCGCTCTCATTTATGCAAACTCCGATATCGTCATGCCCGGCGGTCACTATACCCGCAAGGCTCTTTTGAAATTCCGTAACGCTTATGTTGTATCCGAGTGCCAGTGCAATCTCTTCAAAGTATTCTTTATTCTGCTGACCAACCGCCACGTGTTTTGCACTTATACTTGCCTGCCGTCCGGCTGTTGAATCTGCAAGACTTAATCCAAACTCAGGTAAATTAAAATCCTCTTCCCATTCTTCTAAAGTCTCGTCCGCTCTTGACGGGATAGACTCAATTATTAAATTCTCTGCCCTGCCCTCTACCCGTGACAATTCCTCACCCAGCCCGTTTAATACCTGTGTAAGTGTCGCACTCTCCGCACGTGTCCAGAACTTACCACGTGGGAAAAGACTTTGTAAAAGCCTTCTATATTCCTTATAGTCTCTCATCAATAATTACTCCATGTAATCGTACCCATGACATGAATCTGAACAGTTGAAGCAGTCACGTCCGCAGTCGGATATGTCAAATCGTGGAAGTCCTCACCGACCGCCGCGCTGATAGCCGATCTTATCTGACTTAAATATAAAGTCTGTCCCGACCCGCCCTCCTCCAAGATAAGCTCTTCTATTTTAGCTTCGACTGCCGCCTGTATCGCCGCTGTATTCGGATAAATTGATATTGAAAAATTGCAAGTCAAAGGCGTTAGTTGAATCATATACAGTCCCGCTTCCGCTGTAGCTGGTATGCCGATAGTCTTACCCGTTATCGGATCAGCGTGACTTTTAATGTACGCCTCGACCGTTGCGATTTCCGCAACTGATGGGATTATATCAGTATCGTCATCGCGTACAAAGGCGCATCCGATAGTTCCGATACCCTGATAAAGCGGAATACTCCAAGCCCTTGTAACTCCCGAGACTTCCTTCATCCAGACGGGATAATCAAAGTCCGCGCCGCCGTGAGGAGCTTGTCTTTTACGCGTTAAAACTCGTGTTCTTAAATCATCGTCACTCTCTTCATCAGTGCCGCCGTCAATGCCTGCAGTTGCGACTGTGACCGATGTATCAACCCCGGCAATCGGAGAGACGAAAGTCAAGACTGCGCCGCCGACCTCGTTACCATCAGCACCGGCAACCTTCGCGCTGATAGATAATGTTATCGAGCTTCCGGCAATAGTGGCCGCCGCCGTTGTTAAGTAAACAACATTACTACTTGATTGCAATTCTGTATTTATAGGGATGATAGTTCCGTTCGTGCCTGTCGCGGTTCCCGTGCCTGTAGCCTTGACCGCCGCCGTCCTGCTTATTCCGTATTCATTCGCGTGTAGTTCTAAATTTTCCGCGTCTGCTGTCGTTACGAATAGTTGATCTTTATTATATTCAATATTCCCATAAAGCAAATGTACCGCGCCCGCGTAAGCCTTCGCGAATACTTTTAAAATAGACCGCCTGAGTAAAGTAACCGCGCCGGTTATCCTCGACGTTATATCAGTTTCAATTTGAGTATTTATTTCCGATAATGTTTGTCTGTCAAAAGGCATTTCATTCTCCTATTTGCGCTTCCCATAAATCTGAAAATTTAATCGCTGTTGTCGTACCGTCCGATTTTAAAATTGAAATTTTTGCCGCCAGTGTTGCGCTTCCATCGTCTCTGTTTTGTCGCTCGACCTCAATATCGATATCTTGGCAAACTCCGTCGTCAATCATCCACTGTAGACACTCTTCAATATAAAACTTAGCGTCAACCAAAGTCTCCGTTGTTGTTGTTGCGCGTTCAAGCAACCATAATCGCGATCCGATCTGGTCATCATTTGTATTGTTTATTAAATCGCCCCACCATCCGCGCCGGTCGTCTGACTGGCTGTCCGGCAAAACATCGTCAATGTCCGCAAGTCTATCCGTATACAAAGACATTAAGACAGCCGTTTCAAGTCCCGGCTCTCTTACCAAGTCGCCTTTGTCAAATTGGATGTCCCCTTCTGCAAGATCATCATCCCATGAAATTTTAATATCATTCGCCATCAGTTACACAAAGCCTTATCCTGCCCCGCGTTTGTAATCTCATAATTACAGTTACATAAAACAGTAACCGCCGGATCAGCATTATTTTTAAATACTCCATTACATTTCCCTGAATCAGTCCGCCTCAATGGATTATCTCCATTTGTAAAACATTTAGTTCCAGTAGGCGTTATCATCCCCGCGCCATTTGTTAAAGTATGTCCGGCAAGAACACAATCAAGCGCGGTCAACTGCCAAAGTAAATGCCAGATTAAAGCGAACTTTGTATTTACTTTTAATTTAGTTGCTTTGAACATCGTATATGTAGGTGTTCCCGGTGTCCACCCGCCCGCCGGTGTAATTGTAATTGTAAAATCTTCATTTGCAATTTCAAGACTCACAATAACACCTCTAAATTTGTCCCGTTCACCTTGACCTCGCCGGAAACCAATTCTATTTTATTTCCGTTCTTACATTCAATTTCAATCCCGGTACTTTTACAGGTTATTTTATTTCCGCGATAATCATAATGGCGCGTGTCCCCTTCCGTTAAATCTGTCGGCCTGTATCTTCTATCAGAAATACAAATCACCAGTCCATGATCTCTGTTACCGTTAATAAAATTTATAGTTGCCTCCGCGTCTTTTTTCGGATATGTTTCAAATCCGTATTCCTGCATCCTCTCAATATCGCTGATAGTCTCGTCCTTTAATCCGGTCACTTGTATCATCTGAGTTTTTCCAGAATTGTTTACCGCCGTTAATATAGCACGCCCGATCATCAAATATATTTTGCGCTTAATCGGATCGATAAATTTTGCAAACTCGTTAATCATATTTACTCTTTATGTTTATGGCATTATTGCTTAAATTGTAAGTGTCTTTATCAACTACCGTTATTCTTGATATCTCTCCGGTCCCCGCGGAATAGATGTAATTGATATCGCTGATTAACATTGTCGCTTTGTATCCGGTAAAGCTATCGTCAACCTTTACAAGATTATTTATTTCCCAGAGTTGGCCGTTGCTTTGTGTCCAGCCTTGCACTTCATATTCTTGTCTGCGTGAAAGCCCGGCCCTGAGACGCGCCTCCCACTTTGCGCGGTTAGCACACTGTCCCGTATTCGTTGCCGTGTCCGCGAAAATTACCAGAGGTCTAACCCGCGAAATTGTAGAATCTGAAAAACTACCACTGCAAGAAATATAGTCTGCCAAAGTTTTATTATCATTTCCGATTCCATAGCCTTTGACCTTGTAGGTAGAATATCTGTTTACGTTACTCTGATCCAGATATCCGGACTTTGCATTTATGCTTGTCAGAAGTCCGTCTGTTGTAAATTTATCAGTCGTTGCCTTTGTTAATGTGACCTTTCCATCGTTTAAACATAGCGGTATGATTGCATAGTCTCTGCAAAGTTCCGCGATCTGTTCAAATACCGTTTCGCCTTCATTCGCCTTGAAGCTTTCAACCTGGATATTTCCCTGAGTCGTCACCGATGAGTCAAGCGTCACATCGATTGAAAACGGTTTGCATAAATTTTTAATCAGATTATAGACGGTCTGTTTTTTCCACTCGTTCGGCGTAAAGTCAAAAGAACAATCTATCAAATCACAAGTCTTATCACGTCCGAAAATATCCATGCGGTCATAATCTTTTCCGTATCGTATCGGCATCTTGTCAATCCAGCCGTTGATAATAGCAGTCCCGTCTATTTCAAGCTTGACCGCGTAATCCATCTTGATATCTTTAATGGTTGTCCCGCCCTTGAAAAAATTCATTATCGACAATCCGTATTGCCCGGATATTGTGTTCATACTTTTAAAAATTGAGATGTCCTCAAATCCGCTGTATTCGTAATTATTTATTTTCAAAACCAATCTGCTCATTTCATTCACTCAATAACCTGACATTATCACCGGACGGCAAAAACCCAGGATGTCTTAATTTGTTTCTGTAAGTGATATCATCCGCCCTATCAAGGTCGTTATATTTTCTGTAAGCCAACGTCAAAGTCGATTCTACATCCGGCATAACCTTATAATCATATTCTTTCGCAAGGTTGGAAAACTTATTCATCATTGATGTTATGTAATCCGCCCGCAATTTCTGAATAGACTGGAATAGAGTCTCATCGGATACGTTGTCATTTTGCGCACCGAGTCTATCTATCAAGCTGTCCAGCGCGTCCGTTACTTCTGCAAGCGTAGATAGCATTTGATCCTGACTTGAAAAGTCCGTCCTGATAGATATCATACAAGCGTTTCCGATCATCGCCGTCTGTGCCATGTTATTAACAAGCGTTAAATTGTCCGCCTGCTCTGCGGATATCTGCCCGAAGCTCGCATCCGTGTAATTACTTTGCAGTGCTAAATTTCTTGACGCCGAAGTTCCGATCTCTTCCGGTACGACAACCCCGTCAAGCACGGTCTGGTTGCCTCTCGTGATACCGCTACAACCGCCCATAATACCGCCCTGAATGACATCCCCGGCCATGCCTGGTATTTGTTTAATGGCATCGCAAGCATTCAGAATCAAGCCCGCCAAATCGCACGGCGAAGATAGAACGGAATCGATCAAGGCTATTGAAGATGATACCAAATTCAAAGCCGTGTTTATCGTGCTTGCGACCGCGCCCGTGACCGCGCTTATAGCAGTCTGCATTTTATTCATTACGCTGGATATCCGGCTTGTTAAAGTTGATAGATAATTTCCGCCAGTTCTCATCAGGGCTGTAAAGCTGTCAAGCGCGGCGTTAATTGCGCTGAGTACGGAAGTATCAACTATTGATACATCATCTGGAATTTGCTGTTTAAATATAGGTTTATTATACTGTACAAAAGTCATCTGGAAGCGGGCAATCCCGCCTTCTTTTGTGAGGCTCTCTGTTATTTTAGCTTTACCAACAAGAGAGACTTCCAACTTTCCATAAAAAGGATGGACTAAAATTCCGACATTTCTTTTTGTAACATCGGTATATATTTTTAATGCTTTAATCAGTTTATCGCGTTCAGGGAAATGATCGAATCCGTTGTCTAAATTCTGGATGACAAAACCTTCGACAACAAACTCATCAGCTTCCGCGCCGAGGTCTTCCGCCCAGACATAATCCTGATTGACCCCGGCCTTCGTATCTGGATAAACGTGAACCTCTGTCCGGCGACCAACTCCAGTCTCTGTATTTGCGACAAAGAAAGGCGCACCCCTGAAAGAGGCTTTCCCATAATTTCCCGATGTCCATGTTAATTTATCGCGCCACATTATCCGCCTGCCAGCCCCGGATTTAAATATCCGGCGTTATAATTCATATCAAATATCAAGTTTGTATTTCTATCAGTCTTTTTATTTTTAGCAATCGCCTTGACCCCGTCCGGTAATTCCAAAACTATATGAACCTCTGACTTGCTTCCGTTAGATACCGAAGCCTTCAATTGTTCGGACGCAATATTCTGATTAGCTTTATAAACCGCGCTATCGGTATATAAATCTTCTTTAGCTTTTCCGCTTCCGGATTCGGCAGTTTGAAACATCTCTTTTATTTTATCAGTTTTATCTTTTATCTTTTCTATTATATTTTTTTCGCCTTCATTTTCATCTCCGGTCAATTCTCTTTTTTCTTTTTCAATGTCTACCTGCATTCTCATCAATTGATTTATTTTTTGCTGTAGACTTGACACTTTATCTTTGTTACCTTCGCCTTCTGCTAATTTTAATTCAACTTCATTAAACTTAATTGCTTTTTTCATATCCGATAATCTATCGTTTATGCTTTTCAATTTCATATTATCAATTGCATCGAACGCTTTTTTTACCAGATACATTATAGCCAAGATTGCCGCCGCGATTATTACAATCTTTAATAGAGCCATTGAAGTCCCTTTAAAAGTTAATGAACCAATTACAGAGAATGCTTTTCCAAGTCCGGTTATGGCCATTCCGACTATGCTGATTGAGGAACCCAGCATTAAAAGCAGTGGGCCTATTGTTGCGATAGCACCGGCCACAATCACAATCCATTTGAATAATGTCGGATGTATTTTTATCCACCTCTGAAAACTAACCCTCGCTTCATCAAGCCAAATAGTCAGCGACACCAGTCCGTCTTTCAGTCCCATTTCATTCATCAAGAAAGTTCCGAATGATACCGCAGTTGCGTCAATCACGCCTTTGAAATTTGACATCGCGCCCGCGAAAGTTTTTGACTGTTTTAACATACCTTCAAAATACCGTCCGCCTTTTTCTGTCATCTTTTCGAGTTCAGCCTCGACCAGTTGAAAACTTATCCGGCCCTTGCTTGCCATATCGAAAACCTGATCTTTAGTAACGCCCATCGTGTCAGCGAGTGCCTGAAATATGGGTATGCCCTTTTCAGCAATCGGATTTAACTCCTCAAGACTTGCCTTCCCCTTATTTTTCATCTTGTCGTAAACTCTGACAAGCTCATCGAGCGGTATTTTGGCAGTTGACGCGATATCGCCAAGCAATGTCAATTTTTTAGTAATCTCTTCCGGCCCTACACCCGCCGCCATTAAAGATCGCGCCGCGTTCGCTACCTCATCAAGTTCGTAAGGCGTGGCGTTCGCA